CACCAGCAACACGCCCGTCGGCAAGATATCCTGCATTGCCTTGAATGCTTCAGCCAATAGCTTCGCACTGGCCTTCAGCGCCTGGAGCGGCACGCAACTTACGGAAGGGATGCGGATTGTGGGCGGCGGCGGCGTCGCCCAGGTGGGCATCGGCACCACTTCACCGGGGGCCGCTCTCGATGTGGTGGGGACTGAGATCCATCTGACAGCAGCGGCAACCAGCTACGTCCGGTACGAGGCCATCAACGGTGCGAACGTTCTCCAGATGGGAGTCGAGGCGAACGCGGGGAATGTGGCGATGGTTGGGGGCTTGCCCAACGCCGCTTTCGTGACGAGCCAGAATGCCTACCCGTTGCATCTCGCCACCCAAAACAATCCACGGCTGACGATTCTTGCGGACGGCAGCGTCTGCGTCGGCACCACGGCGAAGGGGCCGCTGAATCCGTTCATGACCGTCTCTAACCCTGGTCTGCACGTCCTCACTGTTGTTTCGAGCGGAACTGACACGGGACTCATGCTGGCGAACACGTCTACTAGTGGGCGTCAGTATTCCTTCTATTCCTCCGGGGGGTCGAGTGGCCTTGGGGTGGGCAACCTGACTCTTTACGACGACACGGCGAGCGCCGCCAGAATGACCCTCACCGCTATCGGCAATTTTGGGATCGGGAATAGCAGCCCGCAGCGACGTTTGGAAGTCGCCAGCGACGGCTCCAACTGGAACTCGGGGACATTTTCTGGCAGCGGGGGCACCGATAAGGTCGTCATCGGGAACTTTGGAAACATCGCAACCATCGCGGGAAACAATGCGTCGTTGAGTGCCCCGGCGAATTTGTCACTTAACCCTGGCGGTGGCAATGTGGGAATCCATGTGACGATCCCAGGGACGCCGCTCCACTTAACGTCGGATGGTGGAACCGGCACGCCGCAGGGCGCAATCACGATGTCGCGCGTCTGGAACAGCGCAACGGACGTGCGTGGTGCGGCGATCTTCAGTTACTACAACACTGCCGTTGGGGATGACATGTTCGCAATCGGCGTGGCTGGCGATTCCGGCTCTTATCTGCAACCGGGGCAACTTAGCCAAATCAAGATGGTGGTCCGCTCGAATGGCTGGGTGGGGATCAACACCCAGTCTCCGGGGGGCCTGTTCCATGTAGCTGGCAAGGGCAGTATCTTCGGCACTTCGCAAGGGACGATTACCGCGCCTGCGGCGACCGACGCCAATATTCTGCTGGCCTTGTTGAGCGCCAATAACTGGTGCGGGATCGGTTGCGACACCAACGGGAGCATGTGGTTTCGCACTGGGTTGAGCGGGACTCCCGACCCGCGTCTGGTGGTGAGTAACGGCGGTGGGGTAGGGGTGGGCATGACGAACCCGGTCTACTCGTTCCAAGTGGGCTCGGATTCCTGCGCCAAGCCGGGTTCGAATGTCTGGACGGTGGCGTCCGACGCGCGCTTGAAGCGCAATATTGAACCGTTCACCGAGGGCCTGGAAACGTTGGTCAAGTTGCGTCCAACGACTTTTGAGTACAACGGCGAGAACGAGATGCCGGACGGCCTTAAGAGCGTGGGACTGGTCGCGCAGGAAGCCGTCGAAATCATCCCGGCGTGTGTGAGTAAGGCACCGGGTTATATCGCGGGAGAGGAAACCGAAATCCTCCATCTGAACACCGGGGCGCTGACCTGGATGATGGTCAACGCGCTGCGCCAGATCGATGAGCGCCTACGCAGATTAGAAAGGGAAGCATGATGACTTACGAAGAAAGCGCCGCCTTAATGACCGATCTCGCTTTTCGAGGCCGGGTGAAGGTGGCGTGCCTGAAATACGCCGATAGCATCGTTGGCGAACCGACCGGAACGCCGGCCCATAATACCCGCTTGCGCTGGGCGTCGAACTGCCTGCAGCAGCCCGATCAAACGGCGGCGCAGGTGCAGCCGCCTACGGTGATGGACGCCGCCGTGCAGGCCGAGGGTCCTGCGATCACGGATGAGGAATTGCAGGGGTCCGTCGAAGTTACCGTCAACAAAATGATGTGAGGGAGAGTTAGATGCGCTTGTCTTTAGATCACCAGCAACGATTGAACTTGATCGCGCTCATGGGGGCGCAGCGTGCCAATGTCGCCGAGATGCGCATGTTTTGGGATCTCCAGGACCGCCTGGCGCTGAACGACGAGGAGAAGGAAAAGATCCAGTATCGGATTGCCATCGACCAGGGCGTCGAGATTCCGAGCTGGAACCGGGAGCTGCACCTGGAGCCCAAGGACTTTGAGGTTTCCGAGAGCGAGGGCCAGCGACTACGCCGCATCATCGAGGAGTGGCCGCACTTTTTGACGCAGGCGGATCGCGCCTGGATCGTGCCGCTGCTCGACCAGCTGCCGCAGGCCGTTCAGGCGCCCGCGAACCAACCGATGCGCATGTAGGACGACGATGATCCAGAAGATCGATTTTCGACCGGGCATCATTCGCGAGCTGACCGACTACGCCAATTCGGGCGGCTGGTACGACGCGGACAAGGTGCGCTTCCGCGCCGGCCACCCCGAGAAGATCGGCGGCTGGGAGGCGGTGACGCGCGAGCCTTTCCTGGGCAGCTGCCGTTGTCTGCACCAGTGGAGTTCGGTGGAGTTCGACCGCTACATCGCGCTCGGTACGAACGTGAAGCTCTATATCCTCTGGGGCAACAGCTACTACGACATTACGCCGGTGCGCACAGTCATCTCGCTGCCGGTCGATCCGATCAGCACCTACCAGGCGCCCGACATCCTGGAGGTCCATGCGCCCAACCACGGCATGACTACGCCAGGCGATTTTGTGACGCTCTCGGGCGTCACCACTCCGGTGGACACGTTCCAGCCGGACGCGCTCAACCGGGAGTTCCAGGTACAGACCATCATCGACACGGATTACTTCACCATCCAGGCGGTGGGCGTGATGACGGCAACCGGCATCAAGGGCGGCGGCAACACGGTGGTGGCCACGTTCCAGATCCCCGTGGGCCTGGATAACGCGGTGGTGGGGACCGGCTGGGGCATTCCGCCGTGGGGCGGCGGCAATAACCTGATTCCTTCCGGCGACTGGACCGGGTGGGGCATCAGCTTCGATCCGCGCCTGCTCAACCCTATCGGGTTCGACGTGAACCAGATTCGCCTCTGGGACATGGACAACTTTGGCGAAGACCTGGTGAGTAACATCCGCCACGGCCCGATCTATTACTGGCACCAGGTGGACGGGGTAACTCGCCCGGCGGTGCCCCTCAACCAGGAGGTGGTCGCGGGCGGAATTACGTTCACGCCCAACGAGGTGCCGAACTACGCCGCACAAATCCTGGTGTCGCCCAACGACCGGCATCTGATCGCACTTGGCTGCGACGACATCGGCAACACCGTGCCGGACCCGCTGCTCGTGCGCTGGTCGAACGAAGAGGACGCCTACGACTGGGAGCCGCGGCGCGACAATAGTGCCGGCGGCCAACGCCTCTCGCTCGGCAGCTACATCATCAGCGGCCTGCGCACCCGCCAGGAGATCCTGATCTGGACCGACCTGGGTCTGTGGAGCATGAAGTACATCGGGACGCCGTACATCTTCGGGTTCGACGTGATCGCCGAGGGCCTCTCGATCATCGGCCCCAACGCCAGCATCAACGCCGGCAACATGCTTTTTTGGATGGATCGCGGCATCTTCTATGCCTACACCGGCCAGGTGCAGGAGCTGCCCTGCACGGTGAAGGATTTCATCTTCAGCAACTTCAACTACACCCAGCAATACAAGGTTTGCGCCGGTCACAACCATAGCTTCAGTGAGGTGATCTGGTTCTATCCGACCGCGGACTCCGACGAAATCAATCGCTATGTGATCTACAACTACGTGGACCAAAGCTGGTCCATTGGCCAACTGGAGCGCACCGCATGGCTGGACATGGGCCGCTCGGCCTACCCGATTGCGGCGAGTGCCGTGCAGCACCTACTCTACTATCACGAGCTGGGCTATGACGCCGACGGCGCCGCCATGCCGTCTTACGTGGAATCGAGCGACCTCGATCAGAATGGCGGCGATCACTTTTTGTTTATGGGCCGGCTGCTGCCCGATGTACAGTTCCGCGGCGTGGCCGAGACGCAGACTGTGGGCATCAGCATCCTGAAGCGCAACGCCGCGCTCCCGTCCATGAAGGAGGTTGCGGCGCGCGTCACGGTAACGCCGGTCACCGGCCAGGCTTTTATCCGGGTGCGCGCCCGGCAGCTCTCGGTGCGCGTGGAGAGCGACGGCCTGGGCGTAGGCTGGCGGTTGGGTACGCTGCGGGGCGACCTGCAGGTGGATGGGCAGAGGTAACTATGGCACGCCAGGTTCGACAAACGCTCCCCGATCCGCCGGCCCAGTACGACCAGCAATACATCGCTTCGCTCGCGCGCGCGATCAACAATTACATGGGGCAGGCCCAGGCGCTCGGCGAGGTGATCTCGGCGCGCTTCATCATGACCGACACGCCGACCGACACCGTGGGCCTGCCGGTGGGTACGCTTTACCTCAAGACCGTGAACGGCGTGCCCCTGTTGTCGGTAGTCCTGGTAGGAGATCCATAATGCTCAATCCGATCCGCAATACGAATCCGATGCGCTCCATCGACCGGAGCCTCAATCCGATCCCCAACGTCGAACGCTCGCCTGGCCCCGGTGGCCCCAGCCACGCGGTAAATTTCGATCCGGCGAAGCATCGACCGCACAATTATCCGGTGAAGCGTCTGGCGCCGAGCGCGGCGGTGGTGCGCGTCAAACTTCCCAAGATGCAGGACGGCGGCGGCGTGGATGAACCGGACTCCATGGATGAGCCCATGCCCGATGCGATGGACTTGCGCGAGCCCGATGACCAGCTCTCGCCGCGCGACCAGCAGATGAAGGAGATCGTGGTCGAGGCCATGGCGGCCCTGCGCGGTCAGCACCCCGATCCGGAGAAGGCGCTCAAGCGGTTTGTGGATGCGTTCGGCGAGGACGAACTCGAGGAGCTGAAGCAGATGATGTCGCACGCGGAGCCCGACGAAGACGACACGGGCGGCGCGCCCGATCAGGACGAGGACGACATGGGAGCGGCTCCGGGTGGCGCGCCTCCCGGCGGCGCCCCCGGCGGCATGCAGGTGGGCGGCCTGCTGCACGGGCCAGGTTCCGGCCAGGACGACCAGATCGAGGCGCAGACGCCGGGCGGGCGCAAGGTGTTGTTGAGCGACGGCGAGTACGTGATCGACGCGCCGACGGTTGCGATCCTGGGCGACGGTTCGACCAACGCCGGGGCGCGGCGCCTGGATGCCTTCCGCAAAGAGGCGCGGCGCCAGGCGTACGGTCATGAGGACCAGGCGAAGGCGATGAAGGGCGGAGGCCGCGCGGCGCTATTGGAGGCGCTGAATCGTTGAGTAACTTGGACTATCTGCTGACCAGGGAGTTGGAAGGGAGGTTACAGACTGTGGTGGACGGACTTTCGAAAGGTGCCCCCGCTGACTATGCAGAGTATTGTAAGCTGGTGGGCGAAATCCGCGGGCTCCGACATGGGCTCACAACCTTGGCAAACATCCGGCAACAGATTGGGGAGGAAGAATGAGCCCGGTGAGCGAGGCGAGCAAGGCCGCGGTAGAGGTGACGGGAGTTTTACGCCCGTCCGGCTATCGCATCCTGGTGCGGATTCCACGGCTCGACGCGCAGATGCGCAGCGGGCTCTACCGGCCTGACGCCACTCGTTCGCTGGAGGAGACTGCCTCCATCATGGGCGAGGTGGTGGCCATCGGCGAGAACGCTTACCAGGACACCGAGAAATTTCCCGGCGATCCCTGGTGCCAGGTGGGCGACACCATCATGATGCGCCAGTATGCGGGCACGCGATTCAAGATTGACGGTCAGGAGTACCGCCTGATCAACGACGACACCGTAGAGGCGGTGGTGAGCGATCCGACGCGGATCGACCGGGTATAGCTATGGCAGACGAAAGAGACGATTTGCAAACTGCGGACGAGACGCAGGACGGCGGCGGCATTCAGGTCGAAGTGATTCCCGAGCCCGCGGAGGAGAGGCCGCGGCTGAAGGGCGGCGAGACGCGCGCGCTCGATGTACGCGACGACGAGATCAAGGGCTATGGCCGGGAAGTGCAGGACCGCATCAAAAAGCTGCGTTTCGCCTTCCATGAAGAGCGCCGGCAGCGCGAGCAGAAGGAGCGCGACCTCCAGACTTCGAACGACATGGCGCAGCGCCTGTTCCG